GAAATAGGACTTATTATGCAAAAAATAAGGAAATTTTATTAGCCAAAATGGCAATTTATCGAGAACAAAAAAAAGAAAAATCATGCTAACTGAAAACGAAAAGAAAAAATTGATTAAAGATGCTGCCACTATATTTGTTGCAGCTGGTGGTTTATTGACTTTGGCTTATGCCATTTACTTTATTGTTAACTTAGTTAAAAATTGGTACTAATGAAATACGAAATCAAGTACAATGACAAAAGAATGATTATTGAAGCCGAAAGCGTAGAAAAGGCTTTGGAGCAATTTAAGGAATTAAAAATTGACGTGAAAAACTTTGAGATTAGTATTTCAAAGTTTGGCGAATACAGGAAGTGAGTGTTTAGTTGTTAAAAGTGTTCTAATTCATGTCCGTGTCTTTCGATGCGGACATTTTTTTTATTTTATTATTGTAAATATTTTTTTATTCAAATAAATAATATTAAATTTACGTATTGAAAAAACAAAAACAAACCAAATGACAACTTTAGCAAAAACAACAGAAAACAACGCAAAAGTAAAAGCACTTAAAAAAATAGCTGAGACTAAATGGACTGGAACAACTATTCACACAAATTTAGATGCTTGTTTAACAGGAATAAATTTAGATAGTACAAATTCAGGATGGTATAAACCATCGGCATCAAGAATAGATGGATTAACTGGTATTTTTATGATAAATCAAGATGGTTCAATTTTTTGCGAAGCAAGAGTTATAAAAATAAGCGAAAAAGAATATAAAATAGAATATATGACAATGGCAGGATGGAACGAATTTGAAAATCTTTTTCATCAATTTATGGATGAAAACTAAAAATAAAAAAAAACAAGAGGTGGGGTATAAACTCCCTCTTTATTATTTACCATTAAAAACAAAACAAATGGAAACAACAATTTTTACAGTGATGTACTTTGGCAACGCTAAAAGATACCATGATTTAAATTACGAAATCGAAGCCTTTACCAAGCGCGAAGCCGTTGAAAAGTTTTACGAAAAAATGCGCAATGAGGATTATTTTCCTGAGGACGAATTTGTTTACGGTGGACTTGTTCGCGACTGTGACGGCAATGTTATTGCTGACGCAAACGATGAAACGATCGAGTACGACGGTGGATATTTTTACGCAGAACCTGTAATTCTTTAACCATGAAAGAGCCAATCATTGATTACGTCCCTCAGAACAAACGCCTCCCTTACCAAGTTGCCGCTGGCGTTGGCGTCGCCTTCGTTGTTGGGTTGATTTATTCCCCAATAAATACCCAATATCATTATACCTCCTTCGTGCCAGTTATTGAGCGTGACACGGTGTACGTTCACAAAATTACAACGCTTACCTTCCCCGCAAAGGAAGAAAAAAGCGAAGTTGACGAAAGCGCGTATGGCTCAAGGTCATACGGCTGGGAGATTCGCAAAATGAATATCCATGAACTTAGAAAAACATTGCAAGGCAAAGGTTTCCGAAACCTTGATAAAATCGACTTATTTAAAATGCGTCGTATATGGCTTGCTTATTCTTATGAATCCATGCTTATGAATGTGCATCACCTTACCGATTTCCCAGTTTCCATGATCTATTCCTTTTTCATCATTGAGGCAACGACCTCAGGGGTTGAAACCGAACTCTGGAGAAAACACGCGAACGCTGGCGGCGTCAAGGCTTTGAAAAATCAAAAGTCGGTGACGTACAAAACACGGGAAGTGATCCGTGGACGTGACAAGTACATTCGCGCCAAGTTCATGAGCGCAAGCACCACGGAAGAAGGCATGAAGCTTTGGGCGGGTGTTTTGAACTCAGGAAGATACGCGGATTGCAAGAAGGCAAATTACAAGATGAAAGGGATCAGGTTATACGAAAGCATTTGTAAGTGCGTTTACAAAAGCGGGTATCATACGGATCGCGATTATAAATTCCGTGCTTCGTTAATGGCTGAGTTCTGGGAGTTGAAAAAGAACCATTACCCATTGAAGGGGAAAAGAGATGAATTTTAAATTATTTTGCATTTATTTTTGTAAATATTTTTTTGTTTAAATATTACTTTGTATATTTACATATCGAAAGAACGAAACGATATTTCACACAACAAAAACAAAACAAAATGACATCAATTAGCTTAGGAAACATTGGTTGCAAAACTCAGGCAGAAAAAATTAAGTCTAAATTACAAGGTCAATCATGGATGAATTTTGAAGTTATTATTTGCTCTATGCAAAATAACTGGCCTGTAACAATAGCAACCGAAGATACATCGGTAACAAAAAAGCAATTAAGAAGAATGGTTACATTTGTTTTAGCAACAGAATTATAATCACCTCACAGGGCAGCTCCCCCAGCTGCCCTTTTTTTACACACAACAAAAACAAAATCAAATGGAAAAGAATTTCACAAACACACAATTTAAATGGACATTCGAAAATATTTCGGATAACATTCCCACCATCATGCTTTTAACAATCGTTTTAACGTATGGCATCAATGCCTACCTAACCGCCATTTTTCTCCCTATTGACTTTTGGCTTGCGATCATTGCCGCCAGTATCTTGCAACTCGGACGCTTTGCCGTTGTTTTCATGGATTTCTTGAATCCAACCAAAGGGCGAAGTACATACCCACCGAAGATTGCCCTGGGCGCAACCCTTGTGGCTTTGGTTGAAATCTTCTTCGGCTTGCAGGAAAAGTACGAAGGAGGCGAATTTATAACCATGTTTTTATTCGTGGGAACCATCGTTGTTTTCGGTTACCTGCTGGAAATCAACTTTGTTGACAAGGGCGTTGAAGCATACGGTATCAATGTACCTGAGCCAAAGCCAAAGCGCAAAAGGAAACCACGCGTAAAACCTGAGGCAAAAGAAAACAATGAAACCACGGGAACAACGGCAAAAAACTTTGTATCTTCATTTAAAACAATAACACTTTGAGGACACTTATCGGAGTTGACCCAGCGTTAAGAATAAAAGGAATGGCGGTTTGCATTATCGCAGACCGCACCATGATTTTTAAAAGGTATAAAAGGTTTGTCGATTTTATCGGAGACGTTATAACGTGGGTAGCATACGAAAGCCCCATTGTTTTAGTGGAAGATTCAAGCCTCCAGAATGTGACCTTTAATAATTCAATCAACCGAGCGATCCTTTCCCGAATGTCTCGCAACGTTGGCATGAATCAAGCCGCTTCCAGGATTGCTTATGAATGGATAAAGGAACATGACATTGAGGCGTATAATATTAGCCCTGAGGCAAAGGGTAAAAAGTTTAATAAAGACGTGTTTATGCGCGTGGTCGCAAGTGAGCGATTGAAATTTGAACCAGATTTTAAAACAGCCAAAATAAGTCAAGATGAAATCGATGCTTTCTTTCTTGCGCTTATGGCAAAAAATTATATCAAGCATGGAAAATAAAATAACAAGAGCAAACGATTTAGCTTATACTGTGAGAAAAATGGATACTATAAATTATACAGGCTTAACCAAACGTGAGTACTTTGCAGTAATAGCATTACAAGGAATAATAAGCAACAAAGATGGACTTGATATTAAAATTGAACGCATTGTTGAAAGTGCGGTCGATACGGCAGACGCCTTGATTGAGGAACTAAACAAAACAAAGTAAAATGAAAAATAACGAAATAACAGACGGATTAACCAAAGAACAATGGAAGGAAGCGCAAAGATGTTTTAACGCGCGCCCGAAGCCTATCCGCTTTGCCGACACGGTAAATAGCAAACAATCGGTAATAAATTTTTACTTGAATCCTTTGATTCCTGAGACCATGCCCACCTATCAATCAATGAATAAAGAAAGAATGGTTAGCATTTGTTACCAACTTTATCACTCAAAGGAAACCGATACTTTAAAAGAATCAGCCGCAAAGCTTATAAAACTTATAATTGATTGATTACTAATTTGTTGAATTGTTGATGTGTATATCGGGGCTGGCATTTGAACCAGCCCTTTTTTTATTTAAAAGATTACCCCTTGCGTCTTTGCATAATCCACGACCGCCCTTGCATGAGACAAAGCCAACGTATTTTGAAACACAGGGTCAAACATCATTAAGGCATCATGGTAATTTGTAAAGAAGCCGTTTTCGCTTAAGACCGCTGGCATATTGGTTTGGGTAATGACAAAGAAACTTTCCTCCTTGTCCTTATCGCCATCCGTGGTATCCATGCGATAAACCCATTTTGGAAAAGCCTCCTGAACCTCTTTAAAAAGAAACTCCGCGTAAATATCCGAACGCGTTTTGCCCTTGCTGGTGAACACCTCGAAGCCCCTTGCATTGGGCAACGTTGCCGCGTTGCCGTGGATGCTGAGGTATAACGAAGCTTCGTAATTTTGAGCGTTAATATTTGCCTTCGCCACGCGCTTTGTCAAGGAAATATCTAAGACAGGATCGTACACGCGAACCACGGAAAAACCCCAGTCAATCAAATACTGCTCAATCTTTGCCGCAACGTCACGGTTAAACACGCCTTCAAAGAACCATCCGTAACCGTGGAACTTTGCGTTGTTATGCTGAGCGCACTTTGAAGGATACGTGGTATAATTGTAAGGTAATTTTTTCTTTGCGTCAATGCCTCCGTGACCCGCGTCGAGGAAAACACAAAATTTAGATGCTTTCATATTTTTATATTTTTAAGGGCGGTGCAAATCAATGCACCGCCCTGTAAAACGCATAAGGTAGCGAATCCTGCTGCGCCTATTTCTTACAAACGAAATCCAATGAGTGAAAAAGCTGCAGAAACCAAAGAAAACTTAGGAGGTAAATTTACAGAAATTTCCTTCCCAGCGCACTCCCTTGATGTCTCCTTAATCTTATCCCAAATTATTTGAGCAAGTTGGATATATTCGCGCCAGGTGAATTTAACTTTGTTTCCTTCAAGATGAACGTTTATTTCACTTGCCAGCTCCGCAAAGTTCATTGAGTAACAAGCCACGTCACCCATTGGTGACTTTATCCCATCTGCATTTTTCAATGCCTCTTTTAAATTAGTCTGCATATTATTTATTTTAACGATTAAAAAAACGTGTGATTAAAACGCCAAGGTTTACACCTGTTATGCGTTTAATATTTTCCGAAATAGAATAAAGCTCCACCGTTGCTATCAAGAACGCTGCCATGTATGTTATGTTCGGAAGAGAAAAGGTATTCCTTGCACCCTCGAATATCAGGATGCCACAAAAATAAACGACTATCTTTTCCATTGTACGGTAAAGTCCTTTGCTGTTTATCTTTTGTTGCTCTTTCTTTGCCGCCAGGATTCCCGTCGCCATGTCAGCGAAAACAACGAAAATTGTAAAAATTAGGAAGCCTTTAATCGGAATGAAAAACGATGCAATCCAGCCGCAACAAATGGCGTATGTAATTTTTTCCCACCCAAGATGCAAAAAGTTTATTAATGTTGTTTTCATTACTTTGTTTTTCTCAGGATTAATTTATTATCAAAATCTTTGAAAACATTTGCCTTCGTTAAATAAATAACCATTCTGTCGCCTTGATTTGGATAATTTAAAATATAACCATACGTGTCAGAAATAATAACCAAAGGTCTATTTAAAGATTCACCAATTTTAATCCTCAGGTTTCCTGTTTGATTTACAAATATTTCAGCCCCTGCCACAACCTTTACACCGTTGGCAATGGCTGAGTAATTACCAAGCCAAAACCTTTTAAATTGCTCTTGCAAATAATCAAATGAGCCTTGTATTTTTCCGTTACTCAATGACTTATCTAACTTGTTTGCGCTTGCGATAAACTTGTTTTGTCCCTCAAGTAAATTCAAGGCATCTGCCATTTTACGGGAATCGTCAACCAAGTCATTTGTAAGGAATGGGACAATTAAATTTGAATCATTGAATATTTTTAAACTTGAATTATCCGCGTCAATGATTTGCTTCACCTGCCAAATCGTGTCAGGGTCAACGAATACCTTTTTAATAATAATTGTATCCTGAGCAAAGGAATACAACGGGAAAAGGATAAAAAATAATATTTTTTTCATGTGTGTTTATTTAATTGCAAGCCAAAATATTTTAACGCTTTTACTTGAAGCTTCTGTACCATCGTAATTCCATGCTTGCACGGAAAAGGTTGTACTATTTTTTGTATAAACTTCAAATATTATTTTTTCTGCTCCAGCTAAACCAGCCGAAGTTACCAATATACTTGTTGGCGTTGCTCCAAGTCCATGCGTCACGGTAAAGGTTGCTGAGGGTGTTCCCGTGGTTGCAGTTGTTTCACCCCGTGTCATTAACCCCGTTTGCGCAACCGTTGTAACCTCACCCACCACGTTACTCCCGTCTTTTCCAAGTAAACTTGTCGGCGTTGCCGTTACCGTGTTTATTCTTACTTCGCCATTAACGTCAAGTGTCTTCATCGGTGATGCGTAACCAATGCCCACCCTGTCCGTCGAGGCATCAACGAAAACCATGTTAGCGTTGCCGTCGCTTTCCACGCGAAAGTCAGCGTCGGCTGAGGTTTCATTGAACACGGCTGAGCCATTGACTTCTAATTTTGCATTAGGTGAAGTGCTGTTTATACCAAAATTACCTTCCTTAGTAAAGGTAAAATTCCTGTTCCAAGAAGTATTGTAATTCCATAAATCAATACCATTATTTGCATTGTATTGAAATACGCCGCCTCCAACAGATGTACCTAAATATAAATATTGAGATTCTATAATATTATTTGAACCGTTATCTGTGGTTAAATTATCTATTCTTATTCCTTCTTTAACATTTAAAGACGAACTTAACGTCGTTGCGCCTGTTACTCCAAGTGTGCCGTAAAAATTTGAATTACCATCAAGGTCTATATTAAATGCTAAATTTTCAGCATTTAGATTTCTGCGAGTATAAAAACTATAACCTCCTTCGGTACCTCCAATAGTTGAAGTTCTAAATTGCATATTACTTTCGGCAGTTGGAACTATTATTTGCCTTCTTATTTCATTTCCTGTTTTAAAATCAATCCGTGTTGCAGTATTATTATCTGCTCCTTGTAAAGTAAATATACCTTGCGTAGTTGTATTGTTTACATTTAATCCCGTAAACGTTCCTGTTGTTGCGCTTAGTGTATTTGATATATTTGTTGCTCCACTAACACCAAGTGTACCACCTATTAAACTATTTCCACTTGCGTTAAATGTTCCATTGACATCTAATTGGTATTCAGGACTTGTATCATTTATGCCAACATAACCACCAATATTACTTACAGTTAATTTTGCGTCTCTTAAATCTGCGCTTCTTCCTCCATTTGCGTATGATACATTTAACAAATGTATTTTTCCAGTAGCATCAAAATAAGGAGATATTTCGTTTCTTTGAAATACAATAGCACTTGAACGATAATCGGTATTAGGTTGTCTGTATCCAAAATGGATGCCTGAATATTGAAATTGTCCTAATTCTCTTACGCCAACTGAAACAAAATCATTTGCATTAGAAATTACTTCCAATGGCTTGTAGGCAAAAGGAAAACCTATTGCAACGTTGCCTGAAAACAATGCTGTTGTCCCTGTCAACCCTCCTGTCAATGTTCCCCCTGTCAATGGCAAATACGTTGAAGCCGCCGTGCCCGTGCGCAAGTAATTTGTCAGCATTGAAGCCGTGTCACTTGTCAGCAACGCCGCCGTTGTGTCTCTCCATAATCCACCTTTATAATACAAAGATGAATTTTCAACAGGAGACGTTATTGAAACGTCATGAAGCTCTGACAATTTATAACCAGATGCCACGCGTATGGCTATTGTTCCATTGTTTACATGGCTATTGATACAAAAGCCGATTGGCATATCAATGTTTGGCGCAATAGGTTCAATGTCTGTCCAAACACCTGCCACCGTTGGCGAAGGGTAAAGGATTGCACCAGCCGCAAAGGTATCAGTATTAACCTGCCTTATTTTGCCAAATGAAATAACGTAGCCATCTTCACCGTTGCTTAAATCATGTGCCGTTATTCCAAGTAAATATTTTGCATCTATTGAGCCGTTGGCGATAAATTTAGCAACCGTTATTCTCCCACTTGCGCCCACCGTGCCATTGGCGTAAACAAGGCTTCCTTTTGTAATTGTTGAGCCTGTTTGATTCTTAACAAGCCAAAAGTTTTTGAATCCAAGTTCGTTGGGTACATTGTCATTTAATCCAAGTACCACCGTACCTAAATCAGAATCCCAACGCATCTTTGCCGTGTCCACGTTATTGGTGGGAACATTGACGTTGAAAAACAAGGAATCCACGGGCTGAGTGAAAGCAGCCGCGCCACCGCCAACCAAGTTCCAAACGTTTGAAGTAAAATCAAATGAATAAAATTTTAAATTAACGGTATCAAGAATCACCCATGCGTTTTGATTGTTTATCGGTTGAATGGAAGCCGTGTCTGACAATGCACCACGCCAAACAAGCCCGTCGCCAGTCGTCTGGAAACCAAGGCGTTGTTTGTTTCCTGTGTTTGGGAATTGGGCTAAAAGGGTAAACGAAAGGAATAAAAAAAGAATTGAAGGCAATGGTTTTTTGCCTCCAATCTTCTTGATTATACTACTCCCCAGTTTAAGCAATACTTGTTCCACCAATATTTCACCCACGCGCCCCAATGTTTTTAAAAAACGTCTTTCTTTCTTTGGTTTTATTTCACTCATAATACTATTCCCATCGTGTTATAAATATCAAATATTTCTTCATCCTCGTCGCAAGTTGCCTCAGGACAACCAACGGCGCTGGGAATGAATCCAAGTAAATTGGTTGCGCAAGTGCATAAATAATCCTTAATCCTTTTCTTTTTTACCTCCAACCTTTGAAGCAAAGTATCTTGATAAAATTTTAAGCCTTCAACGCCCACGTTTTGCCCGTATTCGTTATCGAGGGTATAAAGTCCATTTGTTCCAAGCTGCATCACCATATAAGGCGCTGCCTCGTAAAGAACGGCGTTGGCGCAAAATGATTTTAACTGGTCATTCCATAACGCTTGATAAGAAGTCGATGTAAACGCCGTGGAGCTTCCTTTGTCCGCAACAAGGGCATCGTAAAACGTTAAGCCAACGGCGGGAATAATCCAACGGTATTCCGCGTCTTGAATGTGAGGGCTTATCAATGACTTATCAAGGCGTATGTCCGCAGGGGTTGGTCTTGCAACACCGCCGCTAATTACCTCAGACGGTTGTATTAATTGGCTCATTTGTTTCGATTGGTGAATAACCTAATATTTCCCTTTTTTCATCTTGCGTCAAATTATCCTCAACCGCAATGTCACCCATGAAAGACACGGGTAAAGTATTTGATATTGAGAATTGAACGTCTTTTAAGGCTGGGTTATAAAGCCCAATTTCGGCTAAATAAGGATTTATAATTTTAGATAACATCAAGTTTTGGCGTGGTTTAATAACCGTACTTTGCAAGTATTCCATTTCCTGACGTATCTGTTGATTACTTCCAAGTTGCCCCGCGGTTGCGAAGCCTGCAAGTGACTTGCTCCATCTGTTCGCCACAACGATCGCCGAGGCTGCCAAGTTTTGCAAGTTTAAAAATTCGCCCTCGTTTTCCTTTGAGGTCGGAATCCAATTAGCTTTTAATTTTTCGTCCCTCAATACCTGTACAAATAACTTATGGTTATTTGCCATGCCTGTAAACTTGCTTTCTATTCCTTCAACAAGTTTCTTTGCCTCAGCTGGCGTAATTGAGCCGAAGAATTGCATGATGCCCGAAGGCATGAAGCCGTTTTCAAACTTGCTTGTATTAAACCTTTGAATCCTATATTCCATTTCAGCCCACATTTTAGCGCCAATCCATTCAGGTAAACCGAAGTAAAAATAGCCTGCCGCGTATTGCTTAACATGGATAACGCTTCTTTGTGTTCCGTCCTCAAATTTCTTAAAATCTGGGTACATTGGTACCTCTCTAAATCCTTCGCTTTCGTAAAATACGCCGTCGGTGGTGAGTGGCACCTCCTCCCAATTATCATAAATGCCAACAGATTTTATAATCTGATCCGCTTCCGCTTTTCTAATACCAATATTATACACGGGTACATGATAAATATAAGTAAAGGGTTCTGAACCTACTTTGCCCTTAACAATTTCGCAAAAGCTATTCCCAAAAGCATCATAGTCAAACGCAAGCTGAGCCAAAACCTCCTGCAGATTTTGACCATGTAAATTAACCTGTGAAATAACATCCTCAATTTCATTTAAAGAATCGTCGGTGATAACCTCACCCTTCATCGTGGTTGTAAGCAATGTATTTGCCTTACC